CTGTAATAGGATATTTGTTTTTGATTGCATTACCAGCAGTTGCCACCATGATTTGATACATCTTATGATACCAACCAGTATTACTAATCATTTTATATTCGGTCACCATTTGTTTTGGAAAGAAAGGACAATTTTTATATGATGACCAGTTTACATTTAAATTGTCGAGTTTTGATTTACGGTGTTCAATAATTTCTTTCTGCATATCTTCAGGTAATCTATCAAAGAAACTATTACCGCTTTTTTCACGATACGGATGTTTACTCATAACCATATCTGGATCGATATAATTGCCACTGTTACTAAAGATAAAATTAAAAGCATTATCATATTTTGCAGGTATATAATACATGCGAGATAGATCCTTGGTTTGTTTATCTCCGAGGTCGCCGAGTTCCGTTTGGAGAGCAAACCAAAAGTGTCGAATCTTTTCAGCCGGAACGTTTTTTGTAAGAGGGAAGACAAGACGAAACTTTGGTAGAGATTGTGTGCTACTAGCAGTAGAGTAACAAACGAACTTATAATCACCAAACCGTGTACGTAAATTTCCATGTAAGTCTCCTTCATATTTAAAATCATCTACATCAACTGCACACCAACTTGACCACATTGTAACATTATCGTTTTTACGAGTAGTGTCAGGCTTGTAGCAAGCCGGTGACATTAAGGGAGCATCTTTCTTTGATTTGACTCGGCGTTCTGCAAGACCATACAGTGCTTTTTCAAAACTATCAAAGTTTTTGAATGTTAATTTTTGAGTAGTTTTGTTATCAAAAATACTATTGAAAAGAGTCAGTGATATTTCCACAGTTATCCTCATGTACTGGACCTTGCCAATCATCTGGTTTTTTTAAATCTGGTAATCCAAGTGGATTAGGTCTACCTTCTTTAATACCAACTTGTTTTGCCATATTGGCTCTATATACTTCATCCCATGCTTTGTTTGCATCAACACCAAATACTTCTAAAGTGCCGATAGCAAAAACGCATAAGTCAATAATGCCGTCAACCATTTCTGGAGCATTTCTATCATTAAATGCTGCTTTAGTTTCATCGAGTTCTTCTTGCATCATTGCTAATCTAAATTGCATAAATTTATTGAGCCTTGACCAATCGGATTCTTTTTCTGTTTTCATCCATTTATCAACGCCATATTTTGCATGCATTTCTTGCATGTCTTTAAACCAGTTTGTACTCATACGAAAAAATCCTCCAAGGTTGCTTGTTCTTCGGCTGTCCATCCGATAGAATGTAATATTAAATTAAGTGGTTCTATAAATGTTTTGTCAAATTGTAAATCATAATCAATATAGTTATGTAACTTTAATTCTTTAGGTAAAGCATTTTGAAAAGCAATAACATTTTCTTTGATTGGATTTGGTAATTTAAGATAACAAAATTTGATTCTGTTACCGTTTGTAATTAATTCATATTTATTTTGCAGTTTATTAAATTTAAGATGTTTATTGAAAAGTAATGAACCTCTAACATGTATTGGACAACTCTTCTTGTAAATTGTTTTATGATCATACCAATCCGTAATATTTGAAACTCTTCTTGGAAAAGCAACCTGTTCAGGTGAAAGAGTTTTAAATTCATTACGAAAATCTTGAATAAACTTTTGTGTTTCTTGTTGTGAACCTGATATAATCAAGTTAAATGCTTTTTTAAATTTATCACGAACAATTTCTGGTGTAGAAGATTTGATTGCTTCAATACCCATAATTTTAAGTTTAGGTTCTTTGTATTGTATACCTTCATTATTGTGTACATTAAGAATGTATCTTTTCTTTGCAGTCCATATACCACTATCGGATATACCTTCCCTTGCCATAACCATTCTGTTTTTATGAGCATTCATATTTTGAAATAGTTTTTCATATGCTTTTTGTAATACTGGTTCAAAATGTTCTTTACAAATTTTATCTAAGAAGAATACAGGATTAGTTGGAGATAATTTTTTAACTAATGGACCAAAGTTAACATATAAAGAATCTGTATCGATTGCTATAACATAATCATTTTCTGTATTAAGTAATTTATTCATTGCAGCATTCATTGCTTTTTCTGCCCATTGAATTGCAAGTTGACCTGATAATGTAACACCTTCAGCAAGTCTAATATCGAAATAGTGAAAGTGTTTATTGCCGAGTGCACCATAGAGACTATTAAGTAGAATTTTTATAGCCAACTGTTTATTTTCAAGTGTAACTATTTCTTTATCGAGTTGTGGTGTATAATTTTTTATTATTTCTTTTTGTGCTGCTATCTGCATTTTCTTTACTGAAACACGTTCATCATAATATTCTTCAATGATTTGTGGAAGTACACCATCAATATCTTTTCGATATGTAGAACCATTGGCTGCAACTGAATATTCACCAGTAACAGTTTGACCACTAAGATAATAACCAACATCATTCATTTGTGTATTATCGGTTAAAGTTTCAGGTGACATATTATATTGTACAATTAAGTTTGGATATAGTGAATTCAAATCAAAAGAAACTATCCATTCATGCCTACCGACTTGTGGTTCTTTAACATAACCACCTGCAAAAGGTCTGTATGGTTTTTCTTCAGAACTTAACGGTACCACGACTTTATTCATGTTGAGTTTACGATATATAATAGATTCCCATATTGCAGTTACACCAAAAGTATCTTGATAATTGACACCACCTTTATAAGCTATAGTAAGTGCTAGTGTAATAAGACCCATCTTTTCTTCGAGCCTGTCAACTAATTCAACATCTTTCATATTATAGTCAATATACTTTTGGTGATCTTCTTTGTAAAGATTTTTAAGTGAACCTTCTTCTTCATAAGAAAGTTTCTTTTCTCCAAGCACAACATAAGCTATGTGATTAAGTGCATACGATTCTTGTGGACCATAGGTATAACCAAACTTTTGGAAGAGTTCCATATAATCAAGTGTTTGTATGCCGGGTATTTCATACACATCATTTTCACTGCCACGTCTTACAATCTTTCTATGTTCAAGTTGTAACTGCCATGGAGATAGTTTATTAATTTCATGTATACCTAAAACTTTTGCCATACGGTTTACAATGTATGGTATATCAAAGAATCGAGTATTCCAACCAGTAATAACATCAGGTGTGTTTTTTGGATCTGACCAAAACTCAAGAAATTGTGAGAGAAGATCAACTTCATCTTTACATTTATAATATCTTACGGGTTTTATTAAAGCAGTTGTTTCATCAAATTCACCGTAACCCCAAACACGGTATAGAGCACTTTTACTGGATTTAAAAGTTATTGCAAGTATGTTTTGACTTGCTTCATTTGGATGTGGAAAGCCAGTATCATAATCTGTTTCAATATCAATTGTACCTACATTAATAAAGTCACGTCTAAACTCTATATCACGTGGATATTTTTCAGTAACAAACTGTTGAGTAAATTTTTTATTGCCATATATGTTTCTACCTGAAACATCGATGTTTTGTTTGAGCCATTGATTTGCTTCATACATACTTTCGAAATCAAGTGGTGCAACCGGTTGACCATCAAGTCCAGTCCATCCTTCATTCTTCTTAGATGAAACAAATAGTTTTGGCTGGAAATATTCTTTACGAGAAAACCTTTCACCGTTGTCGTGATAACCACGGTGAAGGATATAATTTTTGTATCGTAGGACGTTAGTGTAAAATGCCATTAGAATCCTATTCTGTCTGGGTCGTCTTTAGTTTTGTTATTCCAAGGCCAGTTATTATTGACGTAGGCCTTGATGAGGTTAGGTACGTTTATGTTGTAAGTTGATAGTTCGTTTTGGTGATTTTGTAAATATAAAATTTTGTTAGGTATTGTTGGTAGTGATTGAAAATTAATATAGTGTTGTTGTAAATATAAAATTTTGTTAGGTATTGTTGGTAGTGATTGAAAATTAATATAGTGTTGTTGTAATTTAGTCATAAGTTCTCCCTTAATTATAATTATATTCTACCATAGTTTTACTAAAAAGTAAAGGAAAAAATGCGATTTTATAAATAAAAATCGCGGCCGTTTTGTAATTTGTATAGTGATAATTCGAAAATGAGTTTTTGAGTTAATGGTGGTAGTGAATTATATTGTGGTGAATTTGTAGTTTGTGGGTCCGAAAATAATAAATCCGCGAATTTGTTAATAATATGATTGTGTTTAAAAATATATTTTTTAATAAATGGTGTTGGGTTATTTAAATTATAATTTAACATTTAGCTCTCCTTCAATTATATTAATTCTACCACAGTTTTAACTAAATGTAAAGGAAAAAGTGATTAACTTGTTAAAAGTTAACTGCACTATAAAAGGGAATGTTTTGTTCTTTAATTTTGGTAGAACCACCAAGATCAGGTAAATCAATAATACACAATACTGCAATGACTTTTGCATTTAATTCTTTAACCATGTCAATCGTAGCTAATATCGTACCACCTGTTGCACAAAGATCATCAATAATAATAACATTATCTTTTATTTTTATATTGTCTCTTTGCATTTCAATAGTAGATTTACCATATTCTAAATCATATGTTTTCGATATGAGTTCACCCGGCAATTTACCTTTTTTTCTCGCTAACACTAAAGGTATTTTATTATTATATGCAAATGGACTTGCAAATATAAATCCTCTAGCATCAATACCAATTATTTTATCTGTGTAACTTTCACTTGTGTATTTAGTTAATTGTTCTGATATAAAATCATTAGCGAATTGAAAACCGTCACCATTACATAAAGCTGCAGTATCTTTGAAACTGACACCTTTTACTGGAAAATCTTCGAAGCTTCTAATATGTTTTTTAATTAATACCTGTAAATATTTCACTCTATCGTACATTAATAACTCTGTGCTAATCTCCACGTTAAGTACTCTTTACTTTCAATAGGTTCATACTTATCAGGATCGTTTGTTAAATTTTTAATTATAGTGCCTTCAGCCGGATCAACAAAGTGTGGCATACTATATCTTTTCATGTCTATGTGTGAATTTACTACACGGTGTTTTGTACTAACAAAGTAGTCATTAGTCCACCTTTGTAATAAGTCACCTATGTTACATACTACTCCATCATCGTCGTACGGTACCGGATGCCACTCACCTTTGAGGTCTTGGACTTGTAAACCCGGAACATCATTAATTTGCCAAAGGAGCGTAATAGTTCCATAATCACTGTGTTCTCCTATTCTCATTTGTTTATCTTCAACATTACCTCTATATGCAGGATAATGTATAAATCTTGTAGTACTATAATTTGGTATGTGTGCATCAACTATTGTTGTGCCACTTTTAAATATGTCATCAAACTTTGATAATATATTAAGTGTTAACTTATCAGCAATGTCAATACTTTCAAGTGCTGTAGTTTTAAAATCTTTTATTTCTGTTGGCCAGTTTGTAGTTCTTTTATCATTATAATTAAAACTTTCTTTCATATCTTTTGGTGCAGTAGGATCAACATTTTCTTTTAACCACATCGTATAACCTACATTAGTATCTACACCTTCGTAAGCATATTTCATCTTCTGTTCTAAAGTTAAATCAAAAAATTGTTTCATTTTATTTGACCAAACTTCCATTGAAGTTTTTTCATAGTTATTTAAACAGTTTGTAAAAACAGCGAAGCCTACAGTCGTGTAGGCTTCTTCGATTTTATCGAGGACGTTAGGTCCTTTAAAGTCGATTACTGGTATCATTTTGGCACCGTTGCGTCTATGCCTTCAACATAGTACATCATACTATTTAAGTGAGCATCAGTAGCAACTTCACCATCTTTTAATTGAAGTTTACCAGTGTTGTCTTTAATAGGTCCAGTAAAAGCAAAGTAGTTACCATCTCTAATACCTTCTTTGATTTTTTGTGCAAATGCTTGAACATCTACTGGCATATTAGTAAATGGTGCCATTTGAACTGCATCATCTTTCATATGACCAAAGTAGTCTCCAGTTTTCCAGTTGCCATCTATAACAGCCTGTACTTTTTTAATGTAGTATGGAGACCAGTTATCAATAGTAGCAGTAAGTTGTGCTTTTGGCGCAAATCTTATTTGATCAGAAGCTTGACCAAAACCGGTTACACCATTTTTCTGTGCAGTCTGTAGAGGCGCAGGTGAATCAGTATGTTGAGCTACCATGTCGCATCCTTCCGCAATCATTACCGCGGCCGCATCAGCTTCTTTAGGTGGATTGTACCAAGAGTTTACCCATACAATATCGATGTCAACTTTAGGATTGACTTTCTTTGCACCTAAGTAATAAGTATTGATTTCTCTAATTACTTCAGGAATTGGAAATGCACCTACATAACAAATCTTATTTGTCTTAGTCATCATTCCAGCAATGATGCCTTGAACGTGTCTTGCTTGATATAATCTTAAACCATAACTTGCCATGTTTTCAGATTGCTTATAACCAGTTGCATGTTCAAACTTAACGTTTGGAAATTCTTTAGCGACTTTTAACATAGGTTCCATATAACCAAATGATGTAGCGAATATAATATCAGCTCCGTTTTTAGCCATACTTCTGATTGCTCTTTCAGCATCAGGACCATACTTTACATTTTCTAAGTAAATGGTTTCTACCTTATCACCAAAATGTTTTTCAACATCCAGTCGACCAATATCATGTCTGTAAGTCCAACCGTGGTCGCCGATTGGTCCTACGTATATAAATCCAACTTTCAACTTATCAGCATGAGCCGACAAACTAAAAAAGAACGACAGTGTTGCCACTGCCAGTAAGCGCAGTATCGATTTCATTTCTTCTCCTTATCTTACTCTTGAAACAGAGCCATTGGGTTTTGCCAAGAAAGCTTCAAAGCTAACTCCTGGGTAATCTTTTTGTAATGATAGAAAAGCTTTTAAATTAGACTTTGCATCATCAAATAATCTTATCCTTTTATATATCTTTTGATCTAGGTATTTTCTGAAAATAACTTTCTTATTATCAGCTGCTGGTCCACTTCCTAGATTTCCAGCACGTTCAACATAGATTTTATCTATGTCAATCCCTTGTTTTCTAAATGTATCTAGAAATAATTTTTTGTTATCAAAGTTAGGTCTTGCAGTTACTATAATAACTTTAGAACCTTTTCTTACTGCGTTCTTTAGAATTACTTTTACTTTGTCTATCATTCTTGCGATTGGTGTGGAAGTTGTATTAAACACTTTAGCATTCTTAAATTCACCAAAATCGAATTCTTCACCGGGTTTTTTCTTATATGCGTTGAACTCTTGATTATTGAGTTTCTTTATAATCTTACCATTTTTAACTACATTTACTTTTGCTTTAGTGATGAACATTGTTTCATCAACATCAAACATGGTTAGTCCTTTACCTTCAGCTTCTTGTAAAAATGTTTTAAAATTTTCCATTATAGTTATTCTACCATATTTTTAAGCAAATGTAAAGGACTTTTTTCATTTTTTGTAAATTTTTTGTATATAGTCTTCAAACTGTTCTACTTTTTCTAATCTGTTTGGCCATAATATGTATTCTTTTTCTGGATTCTTTTTAAGATTATTAAGTAGTGGAGTGATTGCATTATACAATCTATCGAGTTTATCTTGTGCAGATGTTGCTGTTGTTTTAGTTTTCTGTACTGCTTCTAACTCATCTTCCGTTACAGCAGTAAAACCAAAATCAAAATCTAAATCATCACTCATGCTAAAGCTCTCATTCTTTCAACGAGCCTACCGGCTCTATTTGGCACTTGTCTATACCAAGCAGAATCAACCATTTCATCTGCCGCTTTATTCCAATCTTTTGCGTCAACACCAGCTTTCATACCTTTAAACTTTGAAAGTCTAGGTCTTCCAAGATTAAACATCATGTTTGCTATTATTAGTTGAG